CGGGATACCGCAACAACGAAAGAACGGGACTGTACATCATTGAAAAACAGACATGGAAACACACAATGTGTATTAACAACCACAAATAGCATAAGATCCTTTTACGCGAAGATGTGGAATTACTTGTCTGGGAAGCCACGCAGTCTCTCGGCATTTTGATTAGCTCTGGTGAGAGATTTGGTTCATTACTTTCAACAACCCCATAACAATTTAGCGTCTTGTCATTGACTGGACAGATTCCGCTCTGTGCCTTGCACGCTGTCAACTGAGATTCTCTAGCAAACTTGTCAAACCATCCCGTACGATATACAATATCCGAGAGCTTAGCTCTGTCAGGGGAATGACGCGTATTATCCATAAACTGAGCATAAAGCATACAAGCTTCATCTCTGGTTTGTGGTTTTTGCTGGAGTAGGTTCATCATGATTTTGGGCACGTTATTAGGGGCTCCATATGGGCCTCCGCTAAATTTCGTACTACAAAATTCAAAATCAGAACTGCTTACTTGGTTGTACATTTTGCACTTCTTTCCTAATAAGGAAGTGTACAGTTCTTTTCCGTCAGACACAAATCGTTCCACGCCATCATCTCCCATGACAATACACGCAGGATCTACATCGTCCGTACTAAGTTTAACCACCAGAATATGATCGAGAGCTCGAACATATGAGTTACCTCTACTGGTGTTGTACCAACCGGAGGGCATGATACCGGGCAGCTGTTGAGCTACCATAGTACCGTCGATTAAGACAAAAACTTTCCGAGCCATACAGTAATAGTGAGCAGCAATAATGCTTTCCCACACAGTACCGGAACCTCCTGAAAGTTTAGTCCTTCCCTCCTTCTCAGCTTCAAACTCCCACTCTTGCATAGACCAGTCGAAATGTGAAATATCAGACTCACCAATAGGGCCTTCAATTTCCAAATCAACCACATTAGAGTAGAGAGTTTCGAGACCTTCATCATGTAGTCCCATACCAGGTTTAAGTGGAATGTCGCCCCATGTGGCAATCTCGGCAGTATTTTGAAACTTACCGGTGAGCATCATGATTATGTTATCCACAATCGAAACACTCAAGACCAATCGACATCGGCCATCGATAAGTTTCTGGACCTTGTGGGGTTCAAATTTAGTAATAATTTTGAACGGATCCACAAGACCCTCCTCAACCAATTTTTGAGCTGACAGGTTCTCCTGAGGAATAGAGAATCCTGCCAGACGAGAGAGACGCCTTAGCACCTCTCGTTCAACGACTTCATAGAAGTCGTCGAGGAGAGCGCCGTTAGTTCTCGCAAGTACGCAGAGAGGAAATCCTGGGCTTGAACTTCGGTTAACATTCCTTTCAATGAAATCACGAAGACACAAAGCCTCCGCTGTAAAATGAACCGGTCCGGTCCCGGAAGGGACTGCAAATACTGCTGGAACGCGCGTGCTCGGTAAATCCGATTGTAGCATTTCTCCTGCTTCCTCGATAATCTTACTACACAAATGTTTGTCAGTTCTGACGCAGGTTCTGTGTCCACACGGACGAACAGGTCGGAATTTCGAAGAATGGTAGATAAGGGAGCGACGTTGAGCTCCGACATCTCGGGGGGGGAAATCCCACTCTGCAAGGTCACCGTAGATCTCTCGTCCTTTTTCGAGGGCTGAGGAGACTTTGGTTTGTTTGCTTCCAGAATACGGGACACGGCAATAGCCAACTTCTTTAAGGCCGGCCCCATCATGTTCAATGATGTCTCCTTCTTTCCACGTGATGCA